GTCGCATGCGTGTGTACATCGACCCATATGCCACACAAGACTTCATTAACGTTGGCTATAAGGGTACAAACCCATACGATGCCGGATTGTTCTACTGTCCATACGTACCATTAACAATGGTTCGTGCGGTTGGTGAAGACACATTCCAGCCAAAGATTGGATTCAAAACTCGTTACGGCATGGTTTCAAACCCATTCGTCGATACAGGTAATGCATCTGGTCGTGATGGTCTGGCTGCGTCTAAGACAAACCAGTACTACCGTATCTTCCGCGTGGATAACATCCTCGGCGCATAAGATAATACTTCTTGAAAAGGAGAGGCAGCTTCGGCTGCCTCTTTTTTTAACACCATTTTTGTATAAATAGAGTAAAGTATTTTTGAAGGAAATGTTATATGAGCAAGAATAGAAATATCGCAAGTCTTCTAGGCGCAACTGGTCTTAAAATTGAAGCGAACTTTTACGATTCTTCTACTGTAGAAACTTTAGGTGGTACAGATTCTGCTGCAGTGCTTGCTCTAATCGATTCAGCATATATTTCAGCCCGTGCTGGTGGAGGAGGTGGCGGAGGAGGTGGTGTAACATCATACACTCTCTTATCAGATCTTCCTGCATCAGATTCAGCAAATGAAGGAAGTCTTGGGTATGTTGAACAGAATAACAAGTTGTACTATTCGGTTGGTACAGGTTGGTTTCCTGTTACTCCAACAAATCAGGCTCCAACCTTAAATGTAAGTCCAGAAGGCATTGTATCTTTATCTAAAAATGGTGCAGCAACCACTGTAAAGCTTACGGCCACTGATGCTGATTCAGCTGCTGTACTTACTTTTGCTTTTAGTAAAAATACAGACTTTGATGGTATGGCAACAATAACGCAAGACTCATCAGTATTTACGATTACACCTAAATCAGAAGCGAATGCAACTACAGAAAGAGGTGTTGTCACATTTAGTGTAAATGATGGAGCATCTACCGTATCTAATGCCGTTACCTTTGATTTACAATACGGAATACCTATTACTAACTATGATAGTGTGAGTGAAAGAAATATGGGTACTGCCGGCATGGCATATGGATACACTTTTGGCCTTGATACGTATTTTGACAGAACGAACGGCATTGGTATTCTTGGAAATTCATATGAGTACTACACTGGAAGCAGTGGCTATTGGTCTAGTGCATTTTCTATGTTGAAAAGAAATGAGCATGGTGTTATAGGAACTGTATCATCAGCTAGTTTCATTGATCCAAAGCAAGAAGCTGGTACTGCATTAACAGGTAAAACCGATCTAAGCGGTAATCCTACCTATTATGGAAATAATAACTCAATGTTAGGTACAGGAGGGGCATGTGGTGGAGGTCCTGGTAATTATTACTTGTTTATTGGTGGCACAAATAGTAATGCGGATCAAAATGCTGGAGGAACTTTAGGATATACTCTTGGACCTCTAGTTTTTGAAGTATCCGATAGCGATATTGAATTTACAGCACAAACTTATAACACTGGTTCAGGTTCTCATACATCCACTTGTCATTACAAAGGCAGACTTACAGATTTCTTTAACTCACAGATTGTAGGTGACGGTTATGCGAATCAAGTCGTATGTAATGATTCTGCTACCGTTATTGTATGGTCAAATAAATATGCAGATAACGGTTCTTCCTCAGCAGGCGCAGTCGAATTTGTCACAAGAGATAAAAGTAAAAAGATAACAGAATCGAATGCCGTAACACACAGACAAACTATTACAAGTCCAGTAGCAACTGCGTCTGGCTATTTTGGCCAAAGTTTAGCTCTCTCGAGAGACGGTCTGACCTTAGCAGTTGGCGAGGTATACAGAAGAGGTACCGGTTCTTGGTCAAGCCAGTACATGGGTGGTGTCTCTTTTTATAAAAGAGATAGTGCAAATGACTTTACTTGGTCCAATATAGGTAACCTAGAGGTTGATCCAGGTGTCTGGCATGGAGCAAAATATAATGATGGATCAACTATTGTTCCTTATATTGATGCATCAAATGCTACTGGAGTAAATTTTGGTGCTAACGTTTCAATAAGTGATGATGGTCAAAGAGCAGTAGCCGGTGCGCCATATATGCATGGTTATGCAAGTGGAAATGCTTATAGTTTAGGTGGAGCATTTGTTATGGACCGATCAGGAGATACTTGGTCTATATCACAGGTTCTTGTACCACAAGATTGTCATGGTACAGCAGGATTTGGTGGTACTCAATGGAATGCCGATTATGGAAATGGAGCTTATAATTACCCATGGTACTCCGGAGCAGCAGTTGGTATCAGTCCTAGCGGAAACACAATATTAGTAGGCAGTCGAGGACAAATTGGTTCCGCAGGAACTTATGTTGATGACATAGGCAATCTAGTCATATATTCTAAAGATTCAGATAACGCTGACTTTACCACCAAAAATTGGAGACATGGGCAAGGTGCAAATGTATATGGCTTTAGCAGGCATAGAAATCAAGGGTACAACCATCCGGGAGAGTTTAATTTCTCAACAGAAACAAAATTTTATGCCTCACCGCATTATAACTTTAACGGTGTTATCGAATATGATTCTGCTTAGGAAATAAAATGAGTCTTACAACAAACTTTAATTATTTACAACCTACCAGTTTTAAACTGATTATTGATCGAAAGAACTTTCCAAATCTTGAGTTCTTTTGTCAAAATGTCACACATCCCGGTCTCATCATGCCAGCAGCAGAAATGCCTGTAAGACGTTTGCAGTCAATACCTTTTCCAGGAGAATCACTCACGATTAATGAACTTTCCTGTAATATTCTTCTTGATGAAAATATGGAAAGTTATTCTGAAATGTATAACTGGTTAAAAAGAAACCAGGTTACAGATATGGAAGGTCAAGGTTTTATGAATCGTGGTACGACTCGTAATCCACCTACAAATGCAGATATTACTCTTTCAATCTTATCAAGTCATAATAATTTAACAAATCAATTCAGATATATTGATGCTATACCAACATCTCTCGGAGATATACAATTTGAATCTACTGCAGCTGGTACAGAATTTATTACATTTACTGCGACATTTAGATTTAGTTATTTCGAATTGAAAACAGTTGATGCTACTACAGGATCAATTACCGACACTTTCGACGTTACCGGTAATACATTAAGTTAGGGACATAACCATGCCATCAAAAGCTAGATTATTTGCAAGCATACTGACTCGAGACGGTGACACTGTAGATATAAAAGCAGGACTAGCACCACCCGCAAACACTGATCATATTGATTCTGCTTACATTCAAGCACGACAAGATCTCTCAACAATTGATTCAAATTATATTCAGGCAAGAGGAGATATCAGAAGAAGAACACAGACAATTGCTGATTCTGCAGAAACAACGATTGATACATTTAGTGGTGCATCTATTCGTACAGCAAAGTATATTGTATCTGCACAAACTTCAGGCGACAGTCAGCATCAAACACAAGAGATATTAGTATCACATGATGATTCGACTGCAACATTGACTTCTTATGCAACACTTTTGCATGGTGCAAGTACGATCGTAACTTATGACGCAGAGTATAACAGCGGTACGATATCTCTAAAAGCAGATCCACAAGGATTTGCCGGCATGAAATTTGGTGTCGAAAGAATCACACTCGAAACGATATAAATAAGGTTAAATAGGAGTTCACATGGCTAAAGCAGCGTTCAGAGTAGAAGATGGATTAATTCCTGGTCACACAGATGCTGACCTTGGTCATACTGCTTTCAAATTTAGAGATATTCATATGTCAAATAATGCACATATCGATGGCGATGTGGATATCGAAGGACAGCTCGAAGTAACTGGTCTTTCTTCTTTACAAAATCTAAGCGCGCAAGGTGACACAATCAGTATACCTAACCTATCAGGTGGTGGCGGTGGTGGCGGCGTATCACAAGCAAACGCTATAGCATTCGCAATTGCATTAGGATAAAAACATGGCAAAAAAATTACTCGCAACAAATTACTCATTGAATGTAGATAGCGATAAGGTTACCATTAAAGGTTTTTATCGTGGTGAACAGTTTCAGTTAATTACGCATGCTGACCCCGTAACTGGAGGTACCATACTCTTTAATTTTGCTGATACATCAAGAGGATATAAAGAAGTTACATTTAATCAGCAAACAGAACATACAACCATTACATTAGAACAGGATTTATCTGCGTTAGGACTCAATGATAGTTCTAAATTACAGATTATTGTAGACCATCCAGAAAATGAAATGGAAGTGTCAGATGCGCTTCTCGATCCAGTACATAAGATTCGTGTATCAACTCCTGAAAATCTAATCGATACTGACTTTGAATATGGTCTACAGCCTACAAAATGGGAAACACTTGAACTTTCAAATAACGTACCATCATTCTACGTTGCTGACGGCGATACAGCACTTAACAATGTCGTAAAGATTGAAGCTGTTTCTGGTTCAGACTTAATTAAAGTTACGACTAACGATCAGCACAATCTCGTCGTAGGTACACCGATTGACGTTGCCGGTCTTGATTTTAGAACTGCAGAAGGTAAGTTCCTAATTACTCAAGCAGATTCAGAAGAATTTTATTATAGAGCAAATGCACCTCAGACAGTAACAGGTGAAATCGGTTCGGTATACTCAGCAATTACTCCTGGTTCATTCTATGCAGGATCTGCTATTTCATATTCCTTTGATTCTGGACTTGTCTCAGATGAACAACCACAATCAAAACTAACTATCACAACTCAAGATAAACATGGGTTTGTAGATGGAAGTCAGTTTTATATTGTAAACACTATCGCTTCGAAGAAAAATAAACTTACTCAGACAGGTACAGCACCTGACGGTAGAGGTTATATTGATTTCGATAATGTTAGATCTTCAAGCCTGACTATCGACATGAATAAGATGCGTACTACGCAAATGAGAGGTAGATGGTCACGTTTCTTTAGTAACACAGATATCGACACAGTCAATAATAGAATCACATGGCCAAGTCACCAATTAAGAAAAAACTACACACTTCTTTATAATCCTCCTGCAAATGGAAATGCTATTGGTGGTTTAAATCGATTAGATTTTTACTACGTGATTGTGGTAGATGCTAATACAATTCAGCTATCAGAAACATATAATGGAGCGGCTGTAAACTTTAGTAATGCTGGTGATGATCAGAACGGGCAGCACTCATTGCACCTTGCTTACGAAATCCGCTATTCCGTAAAAAATTATAGAAACTCATACACATATCATTATCCATGGTCTTGGCAGTATGGACAAGATGCATCAGGTAACGATTTAAAAACATACTCAAACAATTCATATGGTTTAGGTGAAGGTAATGGCGATGCGTGGTTAGTGGTAACGCGTCAGTATGATTATCCAGGAGATAATGCACGTTGGCTATCTTATTATACGCCAGAATATCATCAACATAATAGCACATATACGAATCAATCTTATTGGCGTATTCCGGAATATGATCCGAGTTACTCATCGCCGGTTCCATCTCGTTGGAATTTCTTAGAACATTGGAATCGGTGGGATCAATATCCATGGGCCACGTATCTTCCTTATGTAAATCAGAATAGTCCTTATATTCGTATTCAAACTTATTATTATTCTGGTAACTATAGTTACTATTGGAATAATAAAAACATCTTTATTATTCCTTTGGTACAAGATGCTGAAGCTGATACGTTCTATGCTGCAAATCACGGACTTGAAACCGGTGGATCAGTAAGCATACGAACTACGGGAGGCGTAACGCCGATTCAATATGATCCAAACGAAGGTATTGGCGACGTCTTAACTTATCAATCAATACCTGATGGGGCATATGAAGTAGAAGTACCGAGTCCTGATAGATTTAGACTTGCAGATTATCGTATCGCATATACGTCGGCTGATAGTGATGGATCTTATGACATTGGAGCTGCAACTGCTAACCCAACTGCCAATTCATTCTACATTGCAAATCATGGGTTGATTACTGGTAACACCGTACAAGTTGGTCAGGTAGGTACAATTCCTGCGCTTCCATCTCAAGATACTTCTGTGCTCGAGCCAAATTGGTCACAACAAAACGGTAATCAAAGGAAATTGTTTAGTGCTGTAGATGATGCTGTAAGTGCACATCTAGGTGGTATAAGTAACCACCGTGATTTCTACACAGCAAATCATAACGGCAATTCTGATGCATTAACTGATGGTTATTATGGAACTCAAAACGGTACATTCACGGGACTATATCAGGTTCAGACAAGATACACTAATTCTTATGCCGAATATTACATCAACAATAATCGTGTAACATACGGATATCCAAACGCTGTCGACACTTATCTTTCAAAAATGAATGATAAGACTCCTACAAATATATTCGCGTCTCAGAGTCAGGCTTTACAAAATATGGGTCTGATGAGAATGGCCACGCCTTGGCAACAAAAGACTGCAATTCCATACTATCTTGAAATTACGACTGCAGCTCCTGAAGCTCATGAAGCAGACGATGCCAGTGATAACTGGTGGAGATACGACAACTACTCATACATGCAGACTTATACGTATTACAGTACAGCAAGAAGAATGTCTTATACTAAAGTCGGTGCTACAACTGGCAATACGTATGCTTTCGAGTTTTCGTGTACTGTTCCAGGTTATAGTGGATATAGGTGGGTACAGATTAACTTTACTATGACGAACCGTTCATGGTGGAACTATAATGACGGTAATAATTTTGATAACTATTGGTATGGAAACAGTAGATATCAAGTTCATTACTTTAACAATACCAGAATAAAGCAAGGATTCCAAGGTCGTATGTGGTTCTTGTTTGAAAATAGTCATGGTTGGAATGCAGTATCAAGTACAAAAACTTTGTTAGACGAAATAGTTGATAGTGTTGACGCACTGTTTGCTGCAAAACCAAGCTTCTCTATTGGTGACGATGTAGAAGCAAGAGTTTACAGTAACGATCGATTTGCAATTGCTAAACAAAATACTATCATCGATCTTACAGACGCAGGTACATACAACGATTCAAATCATTTAGAATTTGTAACTGCTGAAGTCGCAGGAGCTGGTGATGGATCTTATACTGCAGATTCAGTTACAGACTTTGGATTTAAAGTTCAAACTCCATTTGAATTAACTGGTAATAGCGAGTTTTTAGATGCAGCGACTGTCGATTCAAGCTTTAATATTCGTGTGGCTGGTGACAGTGGTACACATCCATTCTTATCAGGTACTAAAGTTAGATACACTGCAGACAGTGCTCTTACAAATCTAGTATCAGGTCAAGATTATTACGTATACGCAGTTGATGACAAATACATAAGATTGATGGATAATTATCAGAACTCGCTTGTTGGCGGTGGAGCTATAGAAATTGGTAGTGGAGATTCTGCAGGAGCAGACACACATCAAATCACAACGACATCGATTGCAGGAAGAGTTGTTGGAGCGGGCACAATTGGTATTACAACTGGATCTACAAGAGTTGAAGGTACTCAAACACTATTTAAACGATCATTTAAGGCTGGTGATAAGATCTTTATTCAACAAGATAGTGGTGGACCTCCCGGACAATTATTTGAAAATACAGTTGCTCTAGTATCAGACGATGAAACAATGGTTCTTCAAGAGCCAGCACCATTTACTGGAGACACTCTGAGACATTACGCAACCACAAACATTTACACAAAGCCTGACGGTTATTCTGTACACAGACCGTTTGATGGTGGTGTTGAGATTGGTGCTGGTACTGCACCGTTCTCTCAAATTATGAGACAGACTCGTAAGTACTTCCGTTATCAGTCAGGTAAAGGTATTCAAACATCACTTGCGATTAACTTCAATCCTCCTGTAATTCTAGAGCAAATTACTGCATCTGGTACTACAATTAATTGTAGAACAAAATATCCACACAGATTAAATGTAGGTTCAACAATCAACGTTGTAGGTGCATCTGACTCTGGTTATAATGGCGATCAAACAGTAGCAACACTTGTGGATGATTACAACTTTACATACACGGTTGCTACTGAACCATCAACATCGATACCAAACGGAATTGTACAATATACAGTTAGTGCATACAGTGATGTAGCTGTTCGTGCTGGTATGTTCGATCAGCAGAATGGATTCTTCTTCCAGTGGGATGGTCAGACACTAAATTGTTGTAGACGTTCTTCAACAACTCAGCTTTCCGGAAGTGTACAACTAACAAAGGGAAGTGGTCTTATACAAGGAACAAATACTAACTTTACAGGCCAATTAAATAACGGAGATAAGATTGTACTTCGAGGCCAAACATATAAAGTTATTAGCATAGAAAATAGAACTAACTTGTATATTCAACCACAATATAAAGGCATTTCTACAGATGGTGCTATTATAACGAAGACAGAAGATCTGATTGTACCACAGGATGATTGGAACTTAGATAAGTGTGACGGATCAGGTAAAGAAGGATTTGTTCTTGATCTAACTAAGATTCAAATGGCGTACATGGATTATTCATGGTATGGTGCTGGTAAGATTCGTTTCGGATTTAAGGATCGTAAAGGTCATGTTCGTTATGTACATGAATTTATTCACAACAACCGTCTCGATGAAGCTTATATGAGATCAGGTAACTTGCCTGCGAAGTATGAGATTGAGAACGGTCAGAATCCAACATATGCGCCGACACTCTTCCATTGGGGTACTTCGGTGATTATGGACGGTACCTTTGACGATGATAAGGCATACTTATTTACAGCGCCTTCGAAGAGTCTATCATTTACAAACGGTCAGACACAGAACGCGACTACTGCAGGAAATACAAGTCTAACATACCAGTATAATCGTGGAACAAGACAATACGACTTCTATCTCAGATTACCGTTTTCTCCTACACATGCCTCTAAGTTTACAACTGGTACAAAACTCTATACGAATGACAATGAGTTAAATGGGCAAGAAGTTGCATACACTGATTATCAAGGTGGCACATTTAGAGTGCATATCTATATTTCATCCGGATTTAGATTCCCATCTGCTGGCACTTATCCAAACGTAACAAGTGGTACTACCATTTATATCGGTGCGCCGGCAAGTGGTGGAGATCAAGTAAATCTTGGTACAACCATCATTCCTCTTGTGTCTTTGCGTTTGGCACCTTCGGTTGATAACAACTTAACTGGTAATCTTGGTGAACGTGATATTATTAACAGAATGCAGTTAAAATTGAACGAAGTCGGTTTGATTATTACACATGACTGTGAAGTTAAGTTGATATTAAACGGTGATATCACAAACGTATCATGGGAGAATGTGGCTTCACCTTCATTATCACAGTTGATAAAACATGAATCAAATGATCAGATAACGGGTGGTACAGAAGTCTTCAGCTTTAGAGCTGCGGGTGGCGTAGACGGCAACTCGAATACATCTAACTTCTCTCTCGGAGATTTGATTGACATGGGTAATAGTATTCTCGGCGGTGATGGTATCTTCCCGAACGGTCCAGATATTCTAACGGTTGCTGTACAGGTTGTTGATACATCATCGATTAATGCGTCAGAACCTTTTACTGCAAGTTCGAGAATTACATGGTCAGAATCACAGGCGTAAAACATGGCAAAAAGTATCAACCGTCTCTTAGCGGAACTGGTAGAACCAGATGGTGATGTAAAAACAGAAGCGCTAGATAATGCTCAACCGGTTATAACACTTGATTCTTCTGACGTTTCAAGTATTGCTTCTGAATCAGTAGTAAGTCTTACAACTTATCAAACTCTTGATTCGTTACCAATTACTGGATTGTCTGGCGGAGATCAAGCATACGTACGAGCAAACAACCGGCTTTATATTAGCAATGGTTTAGGATGGTACAATGTGTCCCTTATTAACCTGAGTCCTCGTTTTGATTCTGATATAAACTCTACCTTTTCCATTGTAGATTCACAGACACCTCTTGTTATCACCAATCCCGCATCCGACTCAGACAACCCAGATGCCATTATTACTTATGGCGGTACAATGTCTGACTCAGGCCAGTATCTTGTTGCGTTAACTAGAGACTCTTCTGTTTGGACATTTACTCCTTTATCTGCAGACAGTGTGTATAACAATGTGACTCTTGGTAATCTAACAGATTCAAATGGAGGTTCATTTACATATTCGTTCACTGCATCAGATAATATAAACCAAGCTGTAAAATCAATTACAATTACATATGATGGTTTAAAGGAAGCTATAACTGTCGTTGATTCTTCTTCAGCAACAGTTCTGTTAATGAAAGCTCGAAACACTGGATCACAGCCAAATGCTATTATTACATATCAAAATGTAAATGATCAAAGTGTAACTTTATCACAGACTGGAACTGATAAAGCCGAAGCTTCGAAGTTTAGTCCTTATCGTTCCGGTGGGTATAGTTATTATTTTGATGGAAGTACAGGTTATTTACAGTTTGACAATTCAGATGAATCTCTAGTTCCTGAAACAGGAGATTTTACTCTAGAGTTTTGGTTTAATACATGGCAAACTTCACGACAAGATCCATTCTCTGTTTACACCGCTAGTGCTGGATTTGCTGTTGCGCTAAATTATCCGTCAGCAGGCGATGCTATGGTATATTACGGAAACAATGTCGAACAACAGACTGCATCAGGCGGACACTTTGAAACTAATGTGTGGAATCATTTTGCTTTGGAAAGATCTGGTAACACACAAACAATTTATATTAATGGACAGTCAGTTGTTTCTGGAACTGTCACTCGAGATTATAGTGCTACAACTGATCTACACATTGGAAACGCAGCAAACAATAGTTTATTTTATTACGGTTGGCTAAGTGATCTTCGATTCGTAAAAGGTTCTACAGTATATGGAGGAAACTTTACTCCACCGACAGAACGGTTAACCGCTATAGCGAATACTCAATTATTAACATGTAATCTTCCATATTTCGGTGATGCTAGCACCAATAACCGTACAGCCACTATGAGTGGTACAGCAGCTACAGAAGCTCTTGGACCATATGATTATATGGAAGACTCTGATGGAGTCGTCGGTTCTGTACATATAGACGAAGGACAAGGACAGCTGAGCGTTACCGATTATGCAAATGTGTTTAATTTTGGTAACAGTGACTGGACTGTTGAAGGTTGGTATCGTTTAGATAGAGAAGATCAGCAATATTCATTTCTTTGGGGTACACGAGGTACGGCTACTTATAAAGAAATTTTATGGTTGAACGGTACTACTTTAAATTATTATGGCTCAACAGGTAGCGGTTGGACCACATCTTATAGTACGGGTTATGTCTTTCCAAAAGATGTTTGGCATCATGTAGCAGCAGTAAGAAACGGTGGTAATATATACGTCTTTATTAATGGTAAAAGATATACAGCCAACAACGGACTATCAACAAACAGTCTAGCTGCTCCAACAGGAGGGTTTATTGGAAGTGATTGGACAGATGCTAATGAATGGCCTGGATCTATTGCAGATTTTAGAGTTGTTTTAGGTACAGCTGTTTATACTTCAGATTTTGTAGTACCTACACAACCTTTAGAACACATATCTGGTACAACTCTTTTAATGCAGAATAAAACAAATGCAAACGCTTATGATGCAGCAAATGCAAATGCAATAAAAGGTGAGCATGGTAGCGGTTCTTCCGGCCCAAATAGCACTTACAGAAAATTTACAACTTCGCCTTCATTTAAGTTTAATGGATCATCCGATCATTATATCGTACCTAAGTCTAGACTTTTCGATTTTAATACCGGTGATTTTACAATTGAAGCTTGGCTGTACACGTCTAGCGTAACTACCACACAAAGCTGGTGTGGCACATATTACGGAAACGGAACCGGAGGATGGAACTGCCAACTTCGATATAATGGAGGTGTCTGGAGCTCGGTCTTTGGTACTAACGGCGATGGCGGTGCGACAATCATCAAAACGTTGGGGTCGGCTTTGCCGGTTAATACTTGGGTTCATATTGCAATCACACGTGATTCTACAGGAATTAGAATGTGGGCTGACGGAACTGAACTTGGTACCGCCACTGCTGATTCAACTGTACTTTCTTACTATAGCGACCTTTATATCGGTAAATTAAATCATTCTAGTGCACATCAGTATTTTAATGGTTATATGCAAGATTTGAGAATATCGAAGGGTCTGGCACGTTACACCTCTAACTTTACTCCACCAACTGCGGAGTTTAGACTGTGAGTTTTAATCGTAAGCTTGCAAATTTAATCACTACAACAGGTGACGTAAAAGCTAGTGCATTAGATAACATTAGTAATGTTAATGCGGGACTTGATTCTGCCGATGTTTCTGCAATTGCAAATACGGTGGCAGGATCTGGAATTACAGCGTACGATTCTTTAGGTGCATTACCGATAACAGGTCTTTCAGTAGATCAGATTGCTTTTGTTTCAATCGATTCTAATAATGCACGATATTATATCTCGAATGGATCTGGATGGTATAATGTAAAGCTTGTCAATACAACCCCAAAAATATCAAGTAACGTTGATAGTTCGATTACTCTTGATCAAAATGGTTCAACAACTACGTTCAATGTAATTGGTAGCGATTCAGATGGTATTGCAGTGGCTCTTGTCACTGTAGAATCTGATGGAAATATGAAAGCAACCGGTACTACGCTTACTCGAGATTCTTCTGTATTTACACTTGATCCATTAACACAAGAAAGTGGTGGTGCAGAAGGCAATTTCACTTTAACCTTTACGGCAACTGACGGTATTGGAAAAGCTACACTGACTAAAAACGTTTCATTAGAATATACCATGTCATCAGGTGGAGATAGTCGTGGTACATATGTGCTTGGTGGTAGAACATATGAAGTCGTCAAGTTTATTGGCAATGGTAATATTACTTTTAACCAAGACACACCAATCGAATATTTGATTCTTGGTGGAGGAGGTGGTGGTAGTCGAGGTCCCGGAGGAGCAGGAGGACTAAGATCAAATGTTCTAGGTTATCAGTCTGGCGGTGGCTTTTATGCTGAAGCTCCGATGACAGTTACAGCCGGAACTTATAGTGTTGTAGTTGGTCAAGGCGGTGCTAGTTCTTTAACGGGTGGAGTGTATGCAGACAGCGGAGGTCAGTCATCATTTAACGGTATTGTCTCACTCGGAGGTGGTGCCGGTGGACCTGCCGTTGGTAATAATACTGCGTCACTCGGTAAACGAGGAGGTTCAGGCGGCGGTGGCGGTAACCGCTACACCACAGACGCAGTAACATATCCAATTTTTGGAGGAGCTGGAACTGAAAGACAGGGATTCCGTGGTGGTGACGGTTTTAATCAGATGTATGAATATACTACTGGCGGAGGTGGTGGTACTGGCTCTCCAGGACAAGATGGAAAATCACATGATCCAAGACCTGCCGGAGTTGGCACAATTAATGGTATTACTGGCACAGATATAATTTATGGTGGCGGAGGAGGAGGTAATGCTGTTAAGGGACGAGTGAACAATACAAATGGTCTAGGAAATTGGAAAGAACCAGGTGGAGCTGGTGGCGGAGGATATGGAGGTATATCCACAGATAGCGCTACAGCACTAGGAGTATCTTCAAATGGCGTCGATGGCCTTGGAGGCGGAGGTGGCGCAGGGCATTTTACTCTCTCCACTTCAGAAAATGCTGGCGATGGAGGTGATGGTGTTGTCATACTTAGATATATCAAACAAGGTACACAACCTTATAAACCTATACAGAGAAATGTAACTCCATATCACATTGCAGTTTATTCTACTTTAAGTGGCTTAACTATTCCTTCAATTGAATTTAGAGAGGATGAAGGTTATAGACACCATCAAATGGATGAGATTTCATCGCAGATTAATACGGCTATACAATACGCTCATGCGCATACATTTCCTGCGCAAAATCCACGTTACGCTACCTTATATCTAACACTATGGGATAGTAGTAGTGCAGTGTACTGTTGTCAGTTACAAAGAACTGATATGAACAGCTTTTTTCCTGCACTTGAATACACTTATAATCCAGATTCTGCTGGTGGTCCAGATGGCATATATGGTGCGGGCAGAATTAGCGTTGGTGTTGGAGATAATGCTGCTAATTTCCCGAGTGATACGCACTACCACAGATCTGATACAGAAGGTATTGCAGACTCTGATTTGACTGGATTTGGATTCAGTCAAAATGGTTATGCTGCTTCGGCAACAAGTATATCATTCGATGACGGAAGTGGTGCTACGACTTATTATGCAAACGTTGGTACACAGGGTGTAGCAGGTGGTACTACTACTGGTTCAGCTCCTACATTTAGAGAAATTAGATTGTACGCAGAAACTGCAGATACAGAAAATCTGATTTGGGCGGCAGCTGTAAAATACTGATAAATAACTGTGTACATTGAAGCTATTTTGTGATATAATATTAATATGATTGACTTGAAACAGATACACGATATGTGGTCTCGCGATAGCGAAATCAAAATGCAACTTGATGAATCTTCTCGTGAGACACCTAAACTGCATGCGAAGTATCTCGAACTTCTTTCCACGACAAAATTACAGTTAAAGCGAGCTGAGTTTCAGCAAAAGATTTTGTTGAAAGAGAAGTGGTTATATTATAATGGTAAAATGTCACAAGAAGATGTTGTAGAAAAAGGATGGGATCCTGATCCGTTCGATGGCCTTAAAATACTCAAAGGCGAAATGGATTACTACTACGACTCAGATCCAGAAATACAAAAGTCTGAAGAGAAAATACAGTACTATAAGACTGTTATAGATACTTTAGAACAGATCATCAGTAACCTTAACTGGCGACATCAAACTATTGGTAATATAATCAAGTGGAAACAATTCGAGTCAGGAAGTTAGATCACTCAAA